TTAACACACAGGCTAATTCTTTTCAATCTTTGATATAATACGTTCCAGAGTATCGCCATTTACACATTCTGTGTGTACTATCACACTCTCATCAATGTAAAAGCCATCTTCTGCGACAAAACCATGCGACACCTCAACAGCGGGTGTCGATGGTCCTATCATTTTACTACATTCTTCACATAGTACGTACAACGTTTCCTTCTGTCCGATTCTTTCCATCTTCTATCATGCCTCTCAATAAACAGAGGTAAACAATAGCGTCTGTTATTCTCCCAGTAACGTCTTCTCGTTGAGAAGTATGTCCATCAACATGGGCACATATACCGTCTATATGTTTTAGTAGATATACTAGCAATACATTTTCCCTGGTTATTCTTGAGAAAACAGGGTCATCACTTGATATATCTGTTCTATTAGCTGGATTACTTAGTTTTTTTGCTACACGTTCGAAATTAGCAAATACATTATCTTCAGTTCTAGCATATTCTTTTTGTCCAGCATCCCTAGTTTCAAGGACTTCCTTCCATTGTAACTTTACTACCCTCTTCATTTCTTCGTACGTCATTATTTTCCTCTACGTTAAGTTGTTTATTAACATATTGGGTAAACTTATCAGTATCACCATTCATTTCAATATACATGTCAAGCACACCTGTCATTGTCTGAATATCAGTTCTGAGTGAGGTAAGCTCACGTATCATTTGATTGATAACCTGAACCGTTTCTTTCATTGTTGGTTTTTTACGACCACTAGCTTTTGCCATCTCTTGCCTCCCTATATTTCCTAGCATCATTTTGCATTCTCCGAGTAAAACGCTGCATTGCAGCATTCTTTTCTTTCTCTAATTTTCGCATCTTTTCATTTAAACCAACTTGATTGCTGGTATATTCTGGCTCTACAACTGTAGGCTTAGGAATCTCTCAGAGTGCGACTTTTAGTTTTTTCTTAAGATTACTGTTTTCTTCTAGCAATTCTTCAATAAGGGCTTGTGCTTTCTCAAAGTTATTCATATAACTTCAGTGGCTTGTTTAAACTTATCTGAATCAAAACGGTCGTTATCTTCTTCGAAAATTACACATAAATCATGGACGAAATCAACATATTCTGAATCGCCAGTTTCAAAGTGCAACATAGAGCGTTTATGTTTTTTTACCACCTTTGCTATTTTTACGTAATCCATTCTTGACATTGACATTATAATCTCCTTTGCCGATATATCTGTATACAGTTCGTTTAGAAATATTAAAGCGCTTTGTCAATGTATCCATGTCATAGCCTAAATAACGATATAACTTTAACAATTTAGCTGACCATATACCAAGTTTCCTTGGCCGACCTGATTTCATAATACTAATTCCTCTCTTTCTGTAAGAAGTTTATTGAAGTCTAGACGAAAACTGGTTTTTACAGGTCTTTGACCTGCAGGACTTTTGCTATGTGATATCCAATTCCATAATCCCATGACATGTTCTAAGACGTCAGGACTATATTTATATTCTTTAAATTGGGGTTCAACTTTACTTATCCAAGTCCCTTTTAAATACAATCCATAGATATGTAAAATAGGAGTATCTGGAAATAAAGCATCCCATAGCATTTTATAAGCTGTTAATTGTAAAATATGACTTTCATTAGGCTGACCTGTTTTGATATCTATAATAGAGAGTCCCTTTTTAGGTATATCAGCTATAATATCGCAGGTTCCAGAAAATGGTATATCTGGATGATACATTCTATATTCTAACGCTACTATTTCAGGTTTAGTTTCTTTTACCCATGCCTCAAAGGACATCATTCTTTTATTAAATTCATCTCCCCACTGGGAATCTGTGCCATCTATTCTCATACCATTTAGGTAGTCTTCACACGCTTTATGTACGGCAGTTCCTCTTGCGGCAGCATCATCTCTTTCTTGGCAAGCTATCTTGTAACTTGGCTGATTACCAAGCCATGTCTCAAAACCTATGCCTTTGTTAACAACAGAGCTTAAAACGGTAGTTATAGAGGGTTTCCATACATTATTGGAACCAACTCTATACCATCTAGCATCATCGCTATTAACAACGATTTTCTCAGCATTTTCCATGCGTTTTTTCAGCATTTCAATCATTCTTTCTCCCTTATTATGCTTTTACTGATTGGATAAGTATCTTCTTCTAAAACAAGTCGTAAAGCTTGACACCAACCAATATTTCTTTTATATTCAAAATATTCAGAACCTTCGTCACCACACATATGCTTCTTTTCATTTTCTATATTTATTTTTTCGCATTGTTTCAAAAGTCTTCTTACTTGATTTTCGCTTAACATCTAATATCTCCCGTTTGTAGCATCGAGGACAATAAGGGACGCTACCGTTCATAACAGTAGCGACCTTATCGCATTCAATACAGTGATTAGGTAGAGGCATCTACAAGGCGTTTTAAATTATCCACGACTTTCTTTATCTTGCCATTTGGCTTAGGATAAGGTGTCTCTACTGCAAGATTTCTTCTACGTCTTTCTACAACAGGCTTAACTAATGGTTCTGTTTTTTCATTAAACTTTGATTCTATGTCAAGTTCAATTTCATTTAGCCTATTACATAAAGTAATGTTTTCATTTTTTGCAAGCTGCATCTCTTCAGTAATATTTACCATAGCGTCAATTAGAGTATTGACTATTTCGGCAAGGTTTTGTACTGAATGCGCTAATCCATTAATTTTTTCAGCTTCTTGTGTTGTCATCTGTCTCCATAAATAAGTGTTTAAGAGGTAAGAGTACGAGTCGACTAGTATCATCATCTCCTCCTCTGGTATCTCTAGCAATACCAAGTTTCTTTAGCTTCTTTATCCTGGCTTTTAATTCAGGAACTCTCATTATTATTACCGCTTTAGTATCATCGTCTATAGCTAGGAAATGGGCCCACCAATCAGCTTCTGTAGTAGCGATACCTGATAGTTTTTCCCTTGACATCCATTCAATAGCTATATTTCCAGTACGCTGCCATTTACCACGTTCTGTTTTAACTTCGACAAGTTCTTTTCCTTCCATAATATCAGCAAACAACTGTTCTCTTATTTGACCATATTTTAAATCTATGTCAAATCTGCTATCATTATTATGCATTTGTTCATTTTGATATTCTTCCCATGGAACGGTATCACTTGGGTCATAGAATCTAGCTGGCTGCGTACATTTAGAACATAAATGTTCTTCCTTAAATACAGGGAAAGCATTACAACATTCGCTAAAAATTTCTGGTTTTGAGCTTCTTTGCCATGCAGACATGCTTACCTCCTGTTTTGTTAAATAAAAGCCAGCCATATTCAGTTTGTATCCAATGAACTTTATTGGATTTACAATATTTGCATTTAGCTCGTCCTTTATTTTTAGTTTCTCTAAATTTCTTACTCTGCGTGTATAGCAAAAGGCCTCCTTTGTTTTTGAGGGTTTGCTTTACGACGTTCTAGGTGGGACATAGTCCAATATTCTTCATAATACCATTTACCATGCGATGCTTTTGCATATTCGGTTTTATAAGGTTCTTGAATTGTAAAGCTTTTTACTTTTGGTCTTCCATCTATTAATATATCTGCCATTATTGCCTCTCATGTTTAGTGTTTTAATTTAAAGGGGGGTCAGGCCTCGATTCCGTTCCCCCCTTATCCGACGAGATTCCTCCTAGAAGGTTTCCCATTTTAATTTTTGAGCAGATAGCTATGCGGATTGCCATAATCATTAGACCGTTGTATTGTTCATCAAGGTAAGAAGCGTATCTGCTCATTGTTTCATAGCCCAAAACAATATTATCATTATTAATTTATCAATAATCCATAACATAATCAAAATTGTTAATTTTTTATCTGTAGAAAAATGAAAAGGGAACAAGTTCCTGGTTGGAATCCTTCCAGTATTAGAGCGCTCGCCTTTCTTATTCCCTTTCATTCGTTTTCCTGGCTAACTAGCTATACACGCCAAACGCGTATTTGCTTGCCAGCTCTTCCTCTTCCGTTAACAGTTCGAGTTATAAAATGAAGAGTTTTCTTCGTAGTTCTATGAACTCTGTTAATAGCGCTTCTAATCATTTTAACTTCACTGATAGGTACTACAAAAGAATCACCTACTTTTAAATCGCGTAATGGATATCGAGAAATTTTCCTAAATGCAGGAATTGGAACATCCTTTTCGATTTTGTAGGGAGTATGGGTAATTGCTTTAACTTTCCCAGTTACTTTAGCTGTACCATTTGATGTCAGATTTTGAGTTTGTATAAACCGTTCAAAATCAGCTTTACTATACTGCTTTGTTGTTGTTTTTGTCAAAACACATCCTTTCCGGATAATTTCCGAAGTATGTAGGAGCTTACTTGCTCCGGTTGAAGGTTTAACCAGTTAACTATTTCATGATATTGCTCTGAAGTAAGAGGTCCTTTACGTGTATTACAGCGTCTACATATCATTTCTACGTTCGACACAGTCGAAGGACCACCACAAGAAAGAGGTACCATATGGTCACAGACCATATTCCTAACATCAAGTATACTAGTGCAGTACTTGCACGATGAGCCATAATTTGATAAAAATAGCTCTCTAATAGTCGCCAGCGCGATATTAAATTCCACTTCATATTCTCTGCTCCTTCTTTTAAGGGTAGAACGTAATGTTGAGCTTTTCTTCATTAATCTATGAAAAACACCTTGAGCATGTGTGCCATGATGTTTCCGTAGTAAGGGAAGAAACTTGACTTCCCAATCTACTGTAGATTTGTGTTTGCGTCTTTTACGTTTATTCTTCTTTTTTTCCATAGAATACCTTAGGAGTAACCCTCTGCCTCATCAATTGTTATTTGCATAGAATTTTTCCATCCTAATGAAATAGTTAGTTCTAGTTTACCTAGACCAAATTGAAGACACTTATAAGCGCCGAAGCCCTCATCACCCCCAAGCCAGCCTAGCCGAAAAAACGAAAGTAATGTTACTACCCATCCGTTTTCTAGTTTAATTAAGTCAAAGACATATCCTCTAGTCATTAATTCTCCTTAGTCTAAAACTAGGACGCCATTCAAGTTGCGTATCAAAGAGTTCACCGTCTGTATTCTTATACATACTGATATTCTTGACGTTATCATCAGCTTGACCATTTAGTCCTAACACTTTTCTACTGGCGTTTTCAATTGCACCTGACCCTTTTCCAGCATAGAGGTCAAGCACTTCATTCCTACTGTAATCTCTACTTACTTGCGAAATCTGAATGATTATTAGGTCGAAATTCACTGCCATATTAGATAAGCTGTGAGATATATGCTTGATTTGCTCATATTCACCCTTCACATGAGGAGGAGTTTCAACAAGGTCAATATAATCTACAATTACCATGGCTGGATTTAATTCGCGTATTTTATCTTTGATTTGCTCTATAGTAGGTGATACAGTCTGTATGGAAACATGACCCAATTCGTCTTTATGTCTACGAAAAATAACATCGTATCTTTCGTTTACTTCTTCTTTACTACATTCTGCAACAATTTGCATATGCCTTCTATGCATATACCATGCTGACAGTTCTAAAGAAATAAATAAAGTTGGAATCTGCCATTCTTTGACTATTCTATCATTTACGAAATCAACACCCAAAGCAAGGTTCTGTGCTAATGTCGTCTTATTTGAGCCTGTTGGCCCGAATATTGTAACCAGTTCTCCTGGATAAATTGTAGCGTCAATATGTCTAGGAAGACCAAGCATATTACTTAAGTTAATGGTCTTTCCTTGAAAATCAGTTGTCATACGATTATGAAATTCATCTTGCAGATTATCAGCAGATAAAATATCTATAAGATAATCTTTTCGCTTAAAGAATATACATCTTGTCTGACAATGTTGAGCCATCAGTTTATCTTTGCAACTATACTGGTATCCTCTGTTATAAGTCTGCTCTATTCGATTCATTAGAGCATTCTCGTCCATATTATTGTTATTCCAATGCAATAAAGATACCTTGGCATATTCACTAGGAACACCGTGACGCCTAAAATGACTAGCTATACGCATAGCGGTATTGTTTCTAGAGCCTTTTTGGGGTCCTAGAGCCAACATTCTCTGTACGCAGGGTACAACCTTGGTATTTTCAGTTACCGGCCGTAATTCAGCTATTTTGGGCGTTTCTGTTACAATATGTTCTTCTAACTCACCTTCTCCGATTAACGAATGATAAGCAAATTCTAATCTTGGCGTTGTTGCAATGTCAAGTATTTCAGTTGGCTTAAGAGTTTCAAGCTCTTTTATCGTTAATGGTACTTTATATAGTCCTGTCTTTAAATTAACGGTATGAGGGACACGATATATCGCTGAGCGAATGTATACCATATCATCTATACCTGGCAATAGCTGTGCCATAGTTTGACGTACTAAATAAGGTAGTTCTGGAGAAGATTCGAAGTTAAATACTGTATTTGGAATTATAAGATGATAGCCGCTGCCACTGAAGAAAGGTTGAATTGATTTATGTGGTACAACTCCATGTTCGCCAAGAACAACAACACACGTTCTAGCTTGACGTAATGTTTCTTCATTGGAGTTATCACCTTTATCAATATCAACTATTACTCTATCAATCCACCTAGGCCCGTAGAAATCTCCTACGGACCCGGCTTTTTTAATTTCCTCTTTACCATTGTCGTCATACATATATAACGAACGGTAGAGTGGTTCTTCAGGATTAATATGAGAGGCTAACTCCTTCTTTGAAATCATAAAACCACGATTTCTAGGTTCTTTCTTAGCTATCTCTATATAATTCAAAGAACATCTTCCACAGCTGTAGGTAATTCTACACCATTGTTACTTGGCGTAGGTACTGGAGCAGTGGCAGTTGCCTCCTTAATATAACCATTAGTTTTCATCCACTTAACATGACCAGCAAGGTCTACTCTACCAGTGCTATTATTAGGGAATAAACGATAATGAACAGTATTATAAGCTTTACCTGTTTTCTTATTTTCTTCCTTATAAACATAACCTACATGGTCATAAGAAGGATTAGTGCCAGGTATTACACTACTTAAATGGTTATCAGTTAGATACTTGACAATATCTTTAATGGCTGTGCCATCTTCTGTTTCCCATTTACCTTTAATATTAACACCAGCAGTACATCCAATATCACCAAAGAATTTATACATACGATTCAATACTGAACCGCCTTCTATATTTCCTTTAGAATCTCTATCGAAAGAACCGCGTATTTTTATTTCACGATTGTAATCGCTTTCTTTGATAGCAACTTCAGCTACAATAAACACATCAGCCCAATCGAAGTCAGCTGACTTATCTGCAAATGAAACTATACCCATTTCACAGATACCCATGTATTTATTATTGCCACTACCAGTCATAGCGCTTTTAGGCTTAAATAATGCCATTATTAACTCTCCTTTTTATAGATTTTCTTCCAGTCAAAAGGGAATACTTTTCCCTTAAGATGTTCACAACGACTACCAGCTTCTAATGCTACGCCTGCTTGAAATGAAATCATTAGTTCATCTTCATCACCTCTAAACATATAGCCAATAGCATCAGATTGAGCCATTAACTGGTTTTTAAGCTTGCCAGATAAATCTAGAGATTCAGGTTCTACAGCAGTAGAATTATCAACAGCGGCTGCTGTCTTTCGGTGTCCAACTATAATAGTCTTTGGACATAGACTCTGGAGTTTTTTTATATTATTCAACACACGTTCACGAACCATTCCAAAGCCTTTGCCATAAGGTAAATCAGCTATATCTTCTACGCCCATTTCCTTAATAACATCCTTTGATGTCCATTCGACTAGTTTGTCGATTGTGTCTAAGGCAAAGATTTTGTATTCATGTCCATCTGTTGCTTCTTTATAAAACTCCAGGAGTTCCTCTTTACTGTTAACGCTCTGAAAATACCCCTCTAGCATATGAGACCCAGATTCGGTGTCAATGACTAAACAATCGTTTAGCTTACTTAACATAGTAGTTTTACCGACCTTTGGGGCCCCATATAACAAGAGAATTTTCGGGTTAACAGAAACAGGTTTGCGTTTGGCTTTTTTAAGTGCCATAAACACCTCCTATTTTGTCATTAATCAGCACTAATAATATACGTTATTTACTGTGTATATCCTAGTGATAATCCTTTGAATGTGAAAAGAAATTCTTCTGGACATTCCTCCTCCGTTAGTAGCCGTTTTACAGCATTCGCAATGAATGCTCCAGCCATGTTAGAACAGTAGGATGTCGCCTTGGCGTTACATGGGTCCTCTGTTGCATCTGCATCTGAATACCAAGTATCTTTATATTTCGAAAGAGTTGGATTCGTCAGCACATACTGTTGGTACTCCTCCGCCCCCATTCGCCCATCAATTAGAGCAAATGGTCTGGTACGCTCGGTTAGCGCTGCAGTCGCGGCTTCAAGGCGACTGTCCATACTGTCAAAACCCAGAATTACGATATCGTCTTCGCTGAGAGGCTTGACGAATGCCGAGAACCGCCCTGGTTCTACAGTAATATCGACATCTGGATTAATCATTTTAAGGTGTCGCTGTAAAGCTTCTACCTTATTTTTTCCTATATCTTTCCACACGTAGTGGGATACACCAATGTTCTGTATTTCCACCTTATCTAGGTCGTATAATACGAATTTATCGGCTCCCATCCTACACAATTGTGTGGATGCGGAACTACCAATAGCTCCGCACCCAAGTATGTGAAAGATTTTTTCGTTGAAGTCTTCGATTAGACCTCTACTTCTTTCATTAATTTGCAAGGTCCTGCCCTCCATTTATATTCTCAAGAAAATCTTCAGGCCATAGATGATATACTTTAGAATTAAGTTCATTCTGAGTAAAAAGCTTTATCTTAAGATTGTATTTCTCAATACTTTCGTTAATGTGCTTTCTAATTTGCAAGAATTCTTCATAAGTACAATTACCATCTGCTATTTTGTCCTGGCATTCTTCTATCAAATCATGAATAGGTTTGATTTTATCGTCTGGTACTAAACTAGTATCAATGTCAGCATCAACATCACGAAAACTATTATAGCCATATCCATAACCATAGCCGTAATTATACTCGTTAACTTCTTGCTGGTCTTTGCTAGACCATAAGTTTGCTTGTTGACCAGTATTAGTTGTAGGCTTGCCATTGTATTTTGTGATTGGTGTCACAGATTTAGTGCATAATTGTGCAACTTCAGTGTCAAGTTCTTCGTTTCTTTCTGCGTCTTCATCTTCCATGAAATTTAGATGCACATTTTCTTCATGCTCAAAAGGATAGAAGAATTGTACTCTAAGTTTATATTCTTGTTTAAGATTGACGACTAAAGAAACAGAAAAGTCTTGAGTTTCATTGTCCATAATGGTTGAATTATCAGTACCAGACCAGAAAGCTCCCATTGTATGATGACTATGCCACCAACAATGACGTACTTTATCGCCATACTTTTTAACCATTTCAGCATAATGAAGAGCTAAAGCTTCAGCTTCCATTTCACAATTACCAGCAGATACTTCTTGTTTAAGGATTACAGGGTCTTTTAGTATAAAGTCCCCATCTTCGTCTTCAACAACCACCATTTGACCGCCTATTTCAGCTTTCATTTGATGATATGATGATTCGGCATATGCTATTACTTTATTCCAATCTTCCTTAGAGATATAGAATTTAGCATTTTTAGCTTCGGCTTTAGAATGGGCCATTGTTATCTCCTTCTTCTGATGTTGTAAAGTTTGTCAAGTGTACTCTATTTAACATGTCAAGATATTCTTCATATGGTTCCATGTTTTGTTGAGCTCTATGAGTATTAACCATCATACGATAATCAGCTACAGGTAAATCAGTTTCAGCAGAACTTAGATTATGAAACATTGTTTCTCCTACAGTTTCCCATAACTCTTCATCATAACCAATAGAATATTCCCAATATATTCTTTCACAATATCTGAATATTTTGTACATTCTTCTAGCTAATTGTTCAATATCCATTTCTTCTTCAGGAGCCATCATATCTCTCTGTAGATTATTAATGAAACCTGTAAAAGTTTCCCATTTCATATTACCATTACCCATATCAGCTACACAAAATAGTCTTAGAGTGCTTACCACATAATCATCGCTATGAACAGAACATATGTTCCAAAGCTTTTCACACATAGTTAGTATGATAGATTTAGCTTGAATAACAGGATAATGCAATGGAACTCCAGGAAGTGAATCAGTAAAACTATTTAATTCTGCCTTAACACTTGAAGGCATTTCAATAGGCTCTCGTGTTAATGAGCTCCAATAATTACACCTTGATGCACGTAATTGGCAATTACTACAATGATTATTCATTAGAATCTCTTTATCCATGCCATTTCGTACTGCACTAGAACATAATTCTGGATTAGTATTTACTCTTTCAGCAACCCATTGAGACCATTCATTTGGCAACCCTAAATGATGATATTCTACTTGATTTAGAGGAGATGTTCCATCTAAATAATATGTTTTACACCAATCTTTAAGGATTCCTTTTAAATGTCCCATCATTCCTGTAGATAATGCCATAGATACTTGAGCTCTATAATCACCAAAGCAAGTATTGCCCCATTGATACGAATATCGTCTATTTCCACTATGTACAAATGGATGTTGGATTGAATTAACAAATGGATAAGTAAATGTGTGATTAGAATAATATCTAGTATGAAGTTTATTTTCCATCTGACCTTCAGTTAATCCTTGACAGTTTTTAATTATCCTATAATTCATCACAGCATCATAGAGAGGAACAGTAAAACAAACAACCAAACTTCCATATGGGGTAGTAGCCCTTATTTCATCGTCAGTATTTCTGCTTTTATATTCAAGAACAATATCATTAAGAGGAATAGATATATTAATGAACCATCTTTTAGGATTAGTATTAAAATTATATACTCGATATTTTTCTTGCACTTCATTAGCAGAGATATTATACATTAGCAACCGCCCATCACAATCATAAGCTGGATGTAATGGATTATCCCAGCTTGATTCATATATTTCATCAGGCCCTCTATTATTGCTACGTCTTACTCTAGCAAAATAAGGAAGAGGAGTTATTTCTATAGTTACACCATCAATAGGTCGTGTTAATTCAGTAACAAATTCAGTTAAAAGTTCCTGACCCTCTTCTGCAGCTAACTTTTCATCTAAAGTTTGTTTATTTGTTCTAAAGGTTTTGAGTTTATCATCTATTGCTATTAAATCATTAGACAATTGATTGCAGCTATAATGGCTGCTTCTTGTTAATCTTCTAATAGTATTAGCACCTTTAGGTTTAGACCAATGAGGAAATAATGCATTTGTTACTTGGCCCTTTAATCTTTCATAAGAACCTGGTCTCCAGCGTGCATTATCATTAAATTCAAGATTTATATTCCATCTTCGCTCAATTTCACGCACAAATCTACGAAATTCACCTACTGTAGACAATCTTGAAGTATCTACATTAGGTATTTGCAAAAGCTTTAATTGTTCTTGCATATTTATTACCTCCAGAATTATTCAAGGGGAGAATGGAACCTCTTAGGCCAATGGCCTCCTGGGTCGGGATTCTCCCCCTGACGTTTGATTTATGAATAAATATTTCGCAACAGTGACTGCTTAGCGGGTCTTGGTCGTGAGTAATCCTACAATTTTACTTGTAAACAAGCTTAATCAGGTATTTCGTGACTCTGCCAGGCTAGTGAGTATATCGCTAGTTATTTATCCTTACCAATTTCTAGGTCTTATACCTGCTCGTTTTGCAGAGCTGGTTTGCCTAAAGAGGAATTGGCTTACTTGCCACCTCTTTTACCACCAGAGACGTGTGATACACGGTCTCCATCGTTAATTGGTGTTGAACCATCAGAAGATGCTACAACTTCATTAACTATAATTGAGCCTGTTAAGCCCATTCCGCCTTCTTCGACGGGTTTCCGTAAATCAGCTACTGTTTCAGCAGTAGTTTCTGTGGGTTGAGGTAATCCACCACCATCCATAAACCTGATAGTTTTGACAGTCACAGTTGTTGTAGGAACCTCGCGAGTTACTTCAGACATATATATGCCTCCTTTGGGCTTTGCCCTGTTTATTAACCGGTTATTATAATGAAAAGTTTACTTAGCTTCATTATTATTATAAAACCAATAGCAGTCCATATACCGCGCCATAGATGTTCAACTATGGATGCCATTAATTTACTAAAGTAGAAAGATGCTATTCTTTTCATGCTTCTCCCTTATGATTTATACCAAATAGCATATAACTGCCGTTTGGTCATTTGATTTGCAGTTGACCTTCTAAATCCCTTATGTAAAACGGCCCAGTCAACTAACTGCCATTTATGGGAATATGGACAATATGCCATAATTATTTCTCCTTCTTTATTAAATAGTATTTACCTGTTTCCTTATTAAAATCCATACCAGAATACTTATGATAATTATGCATTAATTCATCGCACAATTGGTTGTAAGAACCATGGGCAAGAGCATGAGTTTTAGCATTGCATACAAAAAGATTATCCTTATGATATTTATTTCTTTTCATATTAATATGATGTACAATTTCACCTTTTTTTAAAGGCCTAAAGAGTATCTCTTTTTCTGCCACATATCTATGCATGGGTATAAAGTGTGATGAATTATCCTTTATTTTATCACCATAGAATCCTGGATATCCCCATTTATTAACTGTTGGATTTTGAGGTGAAGAGTTACTTTTATTACCATTTATAAAACCTTCTTCATACATCTTCCTTGTATATTCTTTATTACAATAAGAATCTTTTGCTCGTTCGCATAATAAACCTATGATTAAATCTTTACCATTCCTGACTTTAGCTTGTTTACCAACAGATAATTCTCCACAAATACAACAATTATAAAATTGGTAATAATCACATCTATAATACAGATATGTTGAAGATTTTAACCTGCCATTGTCTTTATAATATTTATATACTTTTGGTATTTCATAAGGTTTAGCTATTTTAAGATATCCATTTTTCGTTTCCTCAGGACCTAACCATTGTTGTTCAGAACATTTATTTAAGAACTGATTTAATAACATATTACACCTCTCATTGTTTAAGTTTAACAAGAGAGCAGTCTTCAACATTGTGTACATCGTGCAATGTAGCTCCAATTCAAACCGCTCTCTCATTTGTTGTCTTTATCAGCGTTATTCAGAGCTTGACCCAATGGTATTGTAATGGGCATCCACAAGCTAGAATCTTTGTTGTAACCAATAAGCCACATAGCATATGATAAATATCATGCTTATCATAAAAATGTGACCAAAAACACTTTCTTCTACATAAATACACATATCCATCTGATTACCTCTCATTTATTAATTCTTTGAGAGAGACCACGCTTAAGGCTGTGTACTGGATTTAACCATGACCTATTAACGAATGGTGATTTTAGCCGTAACTCTCTCAAGTGTAAGTGTCAATTAGCTTGACAATGCTTTACAATATCCTTTGTAAATGGTGATGGTATAGTTGGCAGGATATAGCCAAGGTGAAACAATAATAAATCTGTGGGGTATTCTGTTGACAGGCTACCCCTTGCCCCGAATCTAATTCAGTTATGCGTTAGCAATAATACCGCCGGTTCTAAAGTTAATTAGAGCTTGACGATTTGCTTCACGCTGGGAGCGTGCAAATACAACTTGCACATTACCCGTACGCTGGTCAATCACTGCATAGCGATTAACTTGACGTACTTTAAAAAGTTTATTCTTGATGAATAATCTCCTTATAACGCTGATTAAATAAGTAGTCGACCTATTACTTACCCTTTTTATGATGACCAGTTGGATTGGTCGTGATAAATGCTGGAGCTGATGCAGTAAACTGCTTTCTAACGCCATCATTAGTCGTAATCCAGCCACGTTTACGGCTCTTTGATACTTGCCTTGAAGTAGTATTTAACTCCTTTGCAAGCTCACTATTTGTCTTTTGCATTAGTATGTCCTCCATTTAATGCTGTTGTTATACTTGACATTTAATATATTCTGCTGGGCAGATAAGCACATCTACCCAGGTAGCTGACAAACTACAATTACCCAGATAGAGTCAATCCTATCATCGTTCCAATGTGCTTATTGGACAGTGAATGCTGTTGTACGTTATGTGTAGGAAAAAA